GAAAACCTCTGCCATCTTACCCTTACGCACAGACAAGATGTTGCCCATTTGAACGTCGCGCTCCCAGGCGCGATGCTTCATAGCATCTACTCGTCTAGCAATTGTTTTAATATCTGCCATTATTTTCTTCCTGTTGCTTCTTGACGAAGAAATGACTTTTGAGTGCGAGTTCTTGGAAAAACAGTTCCATCACTTTGTATGTACTTTGTTTTGCCTTTAAAAATATCTCGGTTGCGTCCAGATGCTCTTATAACTTCAAGAGGACCTCTAGTTCCAGTTGGGTTTGTAGCCTCTATAACTACTTTTACTTTACCAACCGACTTGCCACTAGGTGCACGTTTAATAGCAGTAGTAGCATTTGCAATTGGAAGACCTTTACCGCTTGCATTAAGACGCTTTAATTTTTCAGCAGCCTTTACTTTTCCAGTTGTTGTTGTAGCAGCATTTTTAATAGTTCGTTTTCTAGCGGTTGTTCCTGTTTTGCTAAGAACTCTACTAACAGACTTTCCACCACGTGATGCTGCTCTAGCTCCGCCACCCATACGAGCTGGCATACCGCCTGATTCGCCTCTTAGTTTCATTGTTTTCCTATTCTGTTCCAAATTCATAGTCGTTTACATTTACAATGTACCGAGTATTTGCTTGGCGGGCTGTGGCCCATTTGTTTGGTATGTGACTCTGACTGATTCTTGTACTGCCAATGACTTCTCGTGCTCTGAGTTCACAGAACCAGAGTGCCATAACGCAGTCTGTCTTTCCTTTGGTGTCAGGCTTCCAGGTTATTAACTGCTGGATAAGTGCCTTAATACCTTCGGAACCGTCCTGAGAAGGAATCTCAATCAGGTTATCATCTTGATGTGTGTTACTACGCATGGTTCCAAATAGACCAGACATAGCAGCTACACCGAAAGAAGTGTCCCATTTGTTCTTGCCAGTAAACTGGCTAGAAAATCTAACTCCGCTAGAAGCAAGAAAGGTACGCAAGTTCTCATCCAGGGCGTAAGCCTTCTGGTGAGCGTTAGTCTCAATACGTATCTCTTGAGGGCGGTACTTCTCAACCCAGCTCTCAATCAAATTCTGAATTTTCTGAGGGGTAGGTTCTTGCATGTTCTCAACATCTAGGATGTACCGCTTACGAGTCTGACGGTCAACAGTCATAACTACAGCAGCAGTGTTACCTGCCATAGCAGGGTCTAGACCAATAATCGTATACCAGTGCCCTGCCTCAGCAGGATGTCCAGGTGTTCCAGGCTTTAGCGGCCCACGCTTGCGCATCCTGTTGACTGAACCTTGGACACACGCAGGCGGAAAGATGGAGTCTTCTTGTACGTCTTGTTGCTGATAAACCAGAGCCCAAGCTGCAGGGGATACCTCAGAGCGCCTCCGAAACAGAGCGGGCCCATTCCACTTAGGATAAAGACCGTTTTCATCCGGAAGGATATTATCTTCCGAACCTTCCCAGGGTATATTAGACTTGGGCCACAGTGTAACCCACTTGTTGGGGTCATCGTCATACTCCAATACAGCAGGCATAGACATGTAGGTAAAGGGAGTCTTGCCACCAGTCCAGTGGTCAGGATTCCTAATCTCACGGTATAGGTCATTGGCAGCAATACGCGTACCAACAATCAGCAGCTTGCCATTATCACCCAGACGGGTGACTACATCTCGCTGGAGCCAGAGGAGTTGCTTCTCCCACTCATGCGCGTTTGAAGTCGTAACAACGTCATCCAGGATGATGAGGTTCGAACGGGCGCCAGTAATCTGACCACCAACACCCAGCGCTTGCACTGTCGGGTCCTTCTCGGTTGAATCACGAGAAAGGTAAATCCTATCAGCCTTCCAAGTATCCGCATCTTCTTTCCAGCCTCCAGCAGAACCGTAGACGGATTGCATCTTAGCCCAGCGTTCATGGCTCAGGCGCTGCTTGATTGAGTAGAGATACTCCTTGGCGCGCTCCTGGGTCTTGGAAACGATAGTAATTTTAATGTTCGGGTCCATGGCAATGCGGTAGACACAGTAGTTGACTGTGATGACCGTAGACTTGGCATGCTCAGGCGGGACGTTAATAAGCAAACGCTTCGGGCTGGCAGGCTCATAAACCATAGACTCATGGATATAACTTGGGTCACGTCCCTCAAGGACGTCAATCCAGGAACGGTGATGGTCAAAGATGGGGCTGTCTAGGAACTCCTTCGAGAACTCCTCAAAGCCTATCTTAAACTTAGCGTCCCCAGTGACAAGGCTAAGAGTCTTTGCACCCTCAGTGCGAGCCTTCTCTAAATCCTTCATAAAGGCGGCGTCTTGACGCCAGACCTTCATCACATCAGGCTTACGGTCAGCCCTGGCAATAGCATCTTGCAGGTCGAGTCCTTGCTTTACGAACTCTAGAACCTTAGACTTTGCCTCTCTCAAGGCTACCACATTGTGATGCTCTTTACCTTTGACCGCTGCCATGACTCCCCTTATAAAAACCTTATATAAAATCCCCTTTATCGCTCGGCTTGCTTTGGCAAGCCTCGCTAACCCCTCGGGTTCGTGGCTGGCAATAAGCCAGCCTCTCACAGCGAGATAGACTCACTATGTTGTATTCGTTCGTCTATATATACTAACCCGTTCAAAACGGAAAAACGAACGGCACTATATAAAGAATGTGACTAAGGTCACTACTATATGGGGTAAATACGGACATTTAGACACTGAGCATCCCGTAATACTGGAAAAATATTTTGATGCGATAGTGTATATATATCCCCGGCGGGGATTACAAGCACTGGGGTCGGCTCTGCCGACACGATGCTTTTCCAAGCCCGATAAGAGCGCGCTTTAGCGCGCCTATCGGCTTTTCCCCGAGCGAGCGAAGCGAGCGAGGGCGCGATTTACTATCCGAACAGGTGTTCGATAACGGTTCGCGGGGCGCGTTGCGCGACTATCTGCCACGCCTTACGCCATGCCCCGTTACGACCTTCGGCGAGCGAAGCGAGCGAAGATCGTGGCGGGGTCGGTTCGTCGCGTTGCGTTCCTTCCGCTCTGGTCACTGGAAGCGTGAGAGCGTGGATGTGACCGAGTGCAAGGCTGAGCCGATTTTGGTGAAGCCGAAGCGTTTACGAGGGAGCAACAGCGCGAGAGGGTGCAGCGAGCGACGAGCTTGCGAGGAGCTTGCAGCACCTGACCCCGAAGGGGGCGAGCGATGATCCACGGTCTGAGCTTCTGGTTCGATGCGCTCTCTCTCGGGCTGGTGGTTTGTGTCGGTCGGTCAGCCGTAGCCGTAGCCGTAGCCGTTGGCGTGGGGGTGCTTGACTCTGCTCCCTATCCATGAGATTATGTTCTCAGTGGGTCGGACTTCGACTCGCTACCTGTTCGGAATCCGAACAGCTACCGAAAGGCAAAAAATGACTACAGCAACAAAGGCGATTGATTTCAGCAACAAGGCTCTATCAACAGAACTCGGAAAGACAGTAAACGAGAAGGCTCTCCGTCAGTGGTTCGATAAGTCGGCATCAATGATTATCAATAAAGAACTATCTTGTCGCGGATGGTCTGCAACAGTCGCGGAGTCTGGTTCCTCAGCGATGATTGAAACTTACTCAGCGTACGTGGTTCGCGCATATCTCGCGGGCAAGTTGAAGGGTGCGGAAAATGTAACCGCTAAAGAGCTAATCACAGTCACACAGGGAATCTCCCGAAATGTGAAGGCGGGCGAGTTTAAGAAATTCCTCTCCGAGAAAAAATCATGGAAGGAATACAAGGATGCCGTGCAACCAAAGGCGAAGCGCGGGGCAGGAGCGACCAGCGCCGAGAAGGAAGAAAAGGAACTCTCAGCCGATGAGATAATTGCAAAGGCGCTCAACGCTTTCCGCGAAAGTGAAACTCACTTTATCGCTAACCTAGACGATGCGAAGATGCTCGTGAGCATCATCCAATTAGCTATCAAGAACTCAACCGAGCTTGAAGCATCGGTCAACGCTCATCCAGCGAAGGGAGTCAAGGTCAAGGCGGCGTAACGACCAAGCGAGAGAAGCCCTCTCGCCCCGAAAGGGGCGGGGGGGCTTTCTGCTGTTCGGATTCCGAACACCCGCGCCCAAAAAAATCGGGCGCGAAAATCGCGCCAAGTTTGTGTCGGAGAGTTTGTGTTGGAACGGTTTGTGTTGAGGGTTGGTTTGTGTCGGCGAGGTCAGCCGTAATCGCAATTCTGCTCTAATCCAGCCATAGGCGGTATTCATGCTCTAATCGCTTTCCATGCCTTAACAAGTTCTCCCCGCCTGAACGGTTTGTGTCGGCGAGGACAGCCACAAGCGCGATTCGCCGAGTTCAGCCATAGGCGGTACAGCCCTTGACTCTAACCCTGAGAAGCCCTAGAATAGTGCCAATGAGAACAACCCTGTCCTCATTTATCGGTGTTCGGATTCCGAACACTTACTATCCGAAAGGTAGCCATGTTCATAACTACACTAGATATACTCGCAGTAATGATTGCGCTCGTAGTATCTATCACGCTAGTAGTCACAACGGCTCTAGCAAACGCAAGAATCACTCGTTCACGCGATGAGTGGCGCACCGCTTACTATACCCTCAAGGGTCGTGAGTAATCATGACCGCCTCACCACACACTCTAGCTGCGGGTCGTGCTAAGACTCGCCTAGTCAATGCTCATAAAGAAGAATATGACCGTTACTACCAAGCCGAACTCAACCGAGTCGGCATCCAAACACGCAAGCAAATTACGGAAGAAAGGTACGGTAAGGCAGATGCCTGATACCATTTACGCCACCACCGGATTCGGATACATCGGCATAGATGTATGCGAGTCATGCTACAAGCCTAATCATATCTTCGTAGATTCTAACTTTAAGCGTGTATTCTGCGCTTCTTGCCACAGTGAGTACGGAGATACTTTCGATAACTTACCTGTTCGGATTCCGAACACTGAAACTCACGATATCATGAATCAGAATCTCTACACCTGCGCGGTCTGCGAACTTCCAGGAATTGAAGATGACCATCGTTGGGGATTGGTAGAAGCTAAGTTATCCGACAATGAAACTGTAGTAAGGGCACACAGCCGTTGCTCTCGTATCATATGCGGTGAGTGCAATATCGTACACGCCATTTTGCATAACCGAGAGTGGCGCCGTTCAACCACTTACTTCATACCTTATAACCAATTCACAGCAACAACATCTATAGAAGGGCATGACTACTGTGACTTATGTACTGCAAAATTCTGGCAAGAAAACGATGAATCAGACTACTTTGAGTGTGAGTGTTGCGAGTGGCTCACTCATTTCGATAACAGTGGTTGGTTTGACGGAACCCGATACTGCAACAGTTGCATCGAGAACAACGTCTTTAACTGTGGAGAGTGTGACGAGCTATGCTGGGAAGGTAACGACCACTACTGCGAGAATGACGAAGATGAAGGTGAATCTCTCATCCATAGTTACTCGTACCGCCCCTCTCCATACTTCTTCGGAGAAGGTCAATACCATTTCGGCTTCGAGCTAGAAGTAGAGGCTCGCGGTAATGGGCGCTACTCTGGCGCTCAGATTGCTCAGAATAGTCTGGGTGGTCACGCCTATCTCAAAGAGGATGGCTCTCTCTCGGATGGTTTCGAGATAGTCACTCACCCACACACCCTAGAAAAGTATCACACCGACTTCAATTGGAGCGTGTTAGACACTCTCAAGGATAGTGGATACCGCTCATGGAATACTCGCACCTGCGGGCTTCATGTGCATATCTCACGCACTGCCTTCGGCGATGCTGGTGTTACATGGAGTCGCTCACTTTCGAGTAGCCAAAGGTCGCAATTCATACTCAAGCGACAGTCGCATGAGCTTCGGTTCATGAAACTTATCTATGATAATCAACGCCAAGTGGAGCGTATTGCTGGGCGTAGTAACAATAGCTATGCCACCTTCTCAGATAAGGGCAACCTAGTGCGGAAGGTCAAAGAAGGCTATCAAGGCAACGGCAGGTACTCTGCTATCAACACTGAGAATGACGACACTATTGAAGTGCGCGTGTTCAAGGGTTCACTTCGTAAAGAGCGGGTTCTATCTGCGATAGAGTTCGTTCATGCCGTAGTCGAATACACCCGCGATGTAAAGGTGAGTAGCAAGAACCACGCCTTATCATGGCTCAAGTTCACAGGATATGTATCAGAAAAAGCTGAGCTATATCCAAACCTAGTAACAATCATGAGCGAATCGTTCGCTAATGAAACACCTAACCATGTCGACGAAGACTAAGTGTTCGGAATCCGAACAGAAGGAGTAAGCTAATGTGTATGTTATGCGTAGTACCACCCAATGTAATTCCGTCACGCGAGAAGCTAGAGAATTCAGCTCTCAATAATCCACACGGATTCGGATTCGCTATCGTTATTCCTAGCGAGAAGCGTATCCATGTCGAGCGTACGATGAACGCCGACACTTCCATTAACCGCTTTATCGAGATGCGTGGCAAGTATCCAGAAGGTTACGCCATGTGGCATGCTAGATTCGCCACTCATGGCACGACTACTGTGGACAACTGCCACCCATTTAAGGTAGGTAGCGATTCTCGTACCTATCTCGCACACAATGGCATCCTGCCTATCATAGAGCCTAAAGGAGATAGTCGTAGCGATACGCGTATTTTCGCAGAGGATTTACTTCCCACTATCGGTGGCGTTGCCTCACTAGATAATATGCAGGTGCAGAATCTCATCGAAGATTTCACCACTGGCTCTAAGGTCTGCATACTTACTGTGCATCCTGACGCTAAGTATCAGTGCTACCTATTCCACAAGGAGAAGGGTTGGGAAGATGATTCAGGCGTGTGGTGGTCTAACGACTCATGCTATCTAGCTAAGCCTTACTCATACAAGTCTACCAATGATAACAAGTGGTTCTCGGCTAAGCCTCTTGACTTCATCACTCAAAAAGAAGATGACTACTATGATTGCAAAGTATGTAATTTAGTAGTATCAGAAGATGAGTTATTCGAGTCTGGACTAGGCAACGACTACTGCCCTCAGTGTAGCTCTTGCTATCAGTGCTATGCTCACATGGCTGACGACCTTTGCTACAAGGGTAGCGATTCCGATGCTAAGTGGTGGACTAAGCAGGGCGGAGCGTGGGATTGGTGAGTAAGAATCATAACCCTGTACCGCCTACGCCGTTCTATTACGGCAAGAGGGCTGAACTATTCCTGCACGATGCTGAACAAGCATTATTGCAGGGAGATACAACTAAACACGCACATCTTATGCTCCGAGCCACGGAGTATGAGCAACTAGCGGGGTTCTTGCCCCGCGAGGAAGGTACTAATGACTAAATATAAAGAAGCTAACTGCTGCAAGTGTCTTGGTGAGTTACTGGTGCCAATACACGACAACAGTGGTGACTTCTACTGCAATTCGTGTGCTTGGTCTAAGGTCGGTGGGTGTTCGGATTCCGAACACTCACTGATTGAGGAGTAGGCTTATGAGTCTTAGCAAACATAATCCGGATTTCTCTGCTTATGGTTCATGTTCTAATCCAGATGAACAATACGACCCTGAGTGGTGGTTTCCAGAAGAAAAACCAGGACGCGTCACATGGTCGCGTACTTATGAAGCTAACACTGCTCGTAATATATGCAAGTCATGTCCGATACTGGTAGAGTGTAGGGACTATGCTCTCCAGTATCATGGAATCACTGGCATATGGGGCGGTATGGACAGACACGAAAGGCGTGAAATGCAAATACAACTAGGGATAACTCCAACCTCATGGGAGATGAGTTATCCGAACCCGATATGGGAGAACACAGCACATGGACAAGGATGATTGGGACCACTTCACTGGAAGTGTATCCGAGCAACTTTTGCTCATGTTCTGGACTGCGCTATTTACATTAGGTGGCGTAGGCTTTATACTAATGCTCGCACTGTAAGTGTTCGGATTCCGAACACTCACCCGAATAGAAAGAAATAAAAATGGCTAAATATAATGTAGAAGTACAGTTATCAGGAGAAGACGGCAACGCCTTCTCCGTCATGGCTCGTGTGCAACGCGCACTCAAGCAAGCAGGTGCAACACCAGAAGAAATCAAGCAATACCAAGAGGAATCTATGAGCGGGGATTATGATAATCTCCTGCTCGTGGCAAGCCAATGGGTAAAGGTTGCGTAATGAGTGAACCGCGTTATCTCGAAGGAGATGACATAGCACTGGGTATAAATCAGGGGTGCGATGCGTGTGAGGAGCCAGAAGATGACTGCTCATGCGCTAGCACCGCTATACCCGATAGACTGGAGGAGATGTATGACGACTTTTAGCATCTCTGTAAAAGTTAAGCCAGACATAGAACCACCGTTATCAGACGATGATATATTAAACTATATCTGGCTCACATTAGAAACAGGAAATGTGCTAAGTGTTACCAACTTAGTACGCGATTACTAACTGTTCGGATTCCGAACACTTACGCCCCTCATCGCTTCGGCGGTGGGGGGCTTTTTAATGCCTATTTTTTGTACCAGCCATCGCCAGTCTTATGCTGGCACGGACAACCCTTGCACTGGTCATGCAACCCTATCGCCCAATATAGGTCGCCAACCTTATTGGCGTTACCGCCAGCTTTACACTTATCGCATATCATTTCTTATCCTTAACCACATCAAATGGGGTTTTCTTTTTTTCTGCAGCACGGCGAGCCTCACGATTAGTCGGCTCGGCAGAAGTTTGTGTTGGATAGACTTTGGCGTCATCGTCGCTAGGCTCTGCAAAGTCAGGAGCGAACATAGCAGCAGACTGAACAAGGTCAATGTACTGGTGGTATAGGTCAATGAAAATTGACACCTGACTTAGCAGGTTGTTAGTCATTGTTTCTACATCTTCGAGGAGTTTAATATCGTCCTCATGTAGAATATCAATCCAAGTCTTCTCTTCCATCTTCTTCTGAAACGCTTGATAGGTCGTCACTACTTCCTGTATCTTCATTATTCTGGTCATTGACTTGCTCCTCTGTATAGTCACGTTCTCTGCGTGGGCGTTGCCCACCGAGAAAGTTAAGTAAGTTATTCACTGCACGATTCACACGCATACGAGATGCATCCTCAGTAATATCAAGTTCCTTAGCAAGAGTTACATTGTCGCAACCATCACCGAATCTTAGATATACAATCGTTAGTTGTTCATGCGTTAAACGAGCCAAAGCGCGTTCTATATCAGCCATCATAGCGAACCAGTTACCACCCTCAGAGGCAACTTTCTTGCTATTGGTGAATCCTAAATCGCTCATAGAAGGAGCAACTCTATCTCCACGCAAGACTGCTGGCAGTAACGCTTCTACAATCTCACGGTCATAGTAGTAGTTATCTTCAACCTTGTAGCCTACAGCCTGAGCCTTTTGCTTCTGGCAATAGTCCTTAGCCGCATTACGCAGTGACCTAGCAATCAGCTTGATAGACTGCTTACCTTCTAACTGCTCCCATGTCTTAACCTTGTTAGGATGCTCCAGGAACCATATCCATAGCTCCTGACGAATATCATCAGCATCGCACATGTGATACTTGCGTGAATATTCGTAGGCAATAGCACCAACTACACCTGCGTAAGTTTCAGTTTCTACTACCACTTGAAGGTCTTTCCATCAACAGTAAATGAATTGTTAATGATAGGAACTAACTGTGGCGTTACGTTCTTACCGTCAACATGCAAGATACCAAAGCCCTGTTGCCATGTGAATAGCCCAGCCTTGATGTACTTTGCATTACGATAATCCATCAGGTTTCCAAGTTCCATACCCCAAATGGTCTTAGGCTTACCACCACGATATGTCTGAGTCTGATGTGTCAGACCCATGCGGTGCGTGTGACCACATACCACGGACATCCCTGAGCGCTTTGCAAGCCCTAAGGCAGTAGCTCCAGCAGTCGGTTGTACATTTCCTTCGTCACCATGCATAAGCAACCAGCCAGGGGCTAGTTCATAAGGGTCAGTATGATATTGAATCTCAAGTTCATCCAGACCAAGAAAGTTTTCTAACTGTAACTCAGGCAAACCAAGAAGTCCTGGCACTCTCATAGCAACAGTGTTGAACAAGCGGTCAGTATGATTACTACGCACCATGTGTTCAATGGTAAGGTCATACAACACTTGTCGAGTAAGGTCACGGTCACGACCAATGGAGCGTTCATACTCTAGTTCAGTACCTTTACTCCATTTACTGATTGTCTGCATATCCATTTCATCTCCACAAGAGACGACTGTCTCAGGTTGATACCATTGGATAAACTTAGCCACTGCTTTAGTGGCTGCTACATCGTGATACGGGACCTGCAAGTCGGAAATGCAAACTATATTTTTCATGGCTTCTTTTTCGTCGCTCTCTTTTTGGCTGGTGCTTTCTTGGCACGTCGCTTGTTTTCTAAAGCAACGTTCTCGCTCTTCTTGAGCACACGAAGATTAGAAATACGGTCATCACCTGCACGACCTTTGTTATTCTTGTGGTCTACTTCTGAATCTTTTGGTAAGGTTTTTCCTGTGGCTTTTTCATAATCCACGCGAGCCTTATTGCTAGAAGTAGTAACGGTAGTACCATCTTTTTTCTTA